AAAGAAGAAATTGAAATTTTAAATACTAATAATAAAAAACTTGAATCTGAAAGAGCATTTTATGTAACACAAGCGATTGAAGCAAAAAAAGCAAGAGAAAAAGCAGAAAAAGATATGAGAAGTTATCAAAATTTTGCTAAAGAATATAGCAAAGATTATTTTAATGAAAAAGATAAACATAAGAGAACATTTAAAAATTTAATTTTTTTATCTCGGATAACTATAGGTTTAAGTTTAATATTAATTATTGAAGCTATTTCTATATTTACATTAGTTTGGAAGTGATTAGATGAAACAAAGATTTGAAATACCATTTAGGCCAGACAGTGTAAACACTCATTGGAGGACTGCAAAGTATGGAGGACAATATTTATCTAAAGCAGGGAGACAATTTAGAGAGAATGTACAAAATTTTATAAAAACTCAAAAACATATAACATTTACAGGAAAAATAAAAGTAAATATAGAGTTATATTTTAAAGATAATCGTAAAAAAGATATAGACAACTATTTTAAAGCGATATTAGACAGTTTTAACGGCTTTCTTTATACAGATGATAGTTTTATATATCAACTTAAAGGGACAAAGAAATTAGGTTGTGATAGAGATTATTTTGTAATAGAAGTGGAGGAGTTGAATTAATTGATTTACAGATGTAAGAATTGTAATAAATTTATAGCTAATATAAAAAATGAAAAGAATATGAAAATAAAATGTAAATCAGTTGAGTATTTAAACAAAAATACTTTAAAAATAAAATGTAGCTGTAAACATATAAATATTGTAGAAATTCAAAAAGTAAAATAAAAACATAACTATTGAATTTACAGTATATATATGCTACAATATAGGCAACAATTAAAAAGACCAAGTCGTTAAGTAGAGAAATCTATTGACAGCTTTATTAAATAAAGTAGAAGGACTTAGATAACAAATTAATCAAGATGTAAAAATCTTATTAGTTTTTTATTTAAGTCCTTTTTTTATTTTTCTAGGAGTAAAAAATGAAAGAATTAAAAATCACAAATAAAAATATAGATGACATTAAAGAATATGAAAACAATGCTAAGGAACATCCAGATTGGCAGATTGAACAGATAGCTAATTCTATACAAGAGTTTGGTTTTAATGATCCGATAGCAATAAATGCAGATGATCAAATTATAGAGGGGCACGGGAGATTTTTAGCGGCTAAGCAATTAGGATTAACAAAAGTACCTTGCTTTATTTTAACAGGACTTACAGAAGCACAAGAGAGAGCATACTCAATAATACATAATAAAGCCACAATGAATACTGATTTTGATTTAGACAGATTACAGTATGAGTTAAATGCTTTAAAAGTAGAAGGCTTTGATTTAAGTTTAACAGGTTTTAGTGAGTATGAAATTGAAAATTTATTATCACAAAATGAAGAAATCAACTTAGATGAATTTGTTACAGATGAGGAGAAAAAGCAAAAAGAAAAAAGATGTCCTCATTGTGGGGAGTTACTATGAAATTATTTTTATCGGGGTTGGAAACAGTTTCTTATTTAAAAGATTCTAAAATAGAAGTTCCTTTATTTATTCTTGGAAGTTTCTTTTATTTAAAAAAAAGTAAATTAGATTTTTTAAATAAATATATAGAGTTTAAAAATAAATGTAATGATTTTATTTTGGATAGTGGCGCATTTAGTTTATTAAATTCAAGTAAAAATCTTAATGAATTTCTTAATAATTTAGATAACTATATTCAAGAATATATTAATTTTATTAATAAATACAATATAAAAAATTTTATAGAGCTAGATATTGATAGTTTAGTTGGTTATGAAAGAGTGAAAGAAATCAGAAAAAGGATAGAAAAAGAAACAAATAAAAAATGTATTCCTGCTTGGCACTTATCAAGAGGTTTAAAAGAATGGAAAAATTTAACAAAAGAGTATGATTATGTAGCTATTGGAGGAATTGTAACAAAAGAGATAAAAAAAAGAGATTATAAAAAGATACTTCCAGCATTATTGAAAATAGCTAGACAAAATAATTGTAAAGTTCACGGATTAGGTTTTACTGGGAACAATTTAAAAGAATATGATTTTTATTCTGTAGATAGTTCTAGTTGGAGTTGGATTAGAAGACATAAAAAACTAAGTATATTTAATTATAAAACTAAATCAATTGATTATAGATATATAAGTGAAACTCATAAAATAAAAAAAGATAAAAAAACAGAAGTAGAATTATGTAATATTACGATAAGAGAATGGAAAAAGTTTCAAGCATATCTATTAGGAGGAGAATAATGAAAGCATTAGTTTTAAGTAGTGGAGGAATAGACAGTACAACTTGCCTTGCACTAGCTATAAAAAAATATGGAGTAAATAATGTTGTTTCTGTATCAATAGATTATGGACAAAAACATAATAAAGAGCTCATTTGTGCAGAAGAAATAGCAAAATTTTATGGAATAAAACACATAACATTAAACTTAAAAGAAATTTTTAAATATAGTAATAATGCTTTAATGCAAAATAGTACAAAAGAAATTCCAAAAGATAGTTATGCAGAACAATTAAAAAAAACAGAAATAGTTGATACTTATGTACCTTTTAGAAATGGATTATTTTTATCGGTAATTTCATCATTAGCATTAGCAATAAATAACAATGAAAAAGCTGAAATTTATATAGGAGTACATTTAGATGATGCAGCTGGGAGAGCTTATGCAGATTGCACAAAAGAATTTATAGAAACTATTTCAAAAGCAATTAGTTTAGGAACATACGAAAAAATAAGGATAATAACACCATTTGTTTATAGTAATAAAGCCGAAATTGTAAAAGTAGGTCTAAATTTAAAAGCACCATATCATTTGACTTGGAGTTGTTATCAAGGTGGGGAAAAACAATGTGGAGAATGTGCAACTTGTATAGATAGAAAAGAGGCTTTTAAGAAAAATGAAGCTATTGATCCAGTTGCATATGAGAGGTAATAAATGGATTTTGAAATATTAGGAGTTATTGCAAGTTTATTCGTTTTACTATCCTTTATTTTTTCAAGTGAAATAAAAATAAGAATGGTAAACATTGTCGGAGCTTTTTTATTTGTAGTTTATGGAATATTTATAAATGCTTTTAGTATATGGTTTTTAAATCTTATACTGATAGTCATTCATTTAATAAAGTTATTTAGGAGAAGAAATGGGAGTAATAAATAAAGAGTTTAAATTTGATACTGCTCATATACTACCTAATCATTATGGGCAATGTAAAAATTTACACGGACACACATATAAATTAATAGTTAGTTGCACTGGAGAACATAAAACTGATTTAAGTTCTGAATGTATGATTATAGATTTTTCTAAGTTAAAAAAAATAGTAGAAGAAAATATTATAAATAAGTTTGACCATGCTTTTATTTTGGGTGCAGGAAATGAAGAAGTTGAAAAAGATATAAAGGCAGTTTTAATAAAACACAATTTAAAATTTGTTGATTTAAGTTATAGAAGTACAGCGGAAAACATATCAAAATACATTTTTAATAAATTAAAGCCTATTTTAAAGAGTGAAAACATAGAGCTTATTAAAATCACTTTATATGAAACAGAAACATCTTACATTGAGTATACGGAGTTATAACGATGAAAATAGTAGAAATCTTTAAAAGTATTCAAGGAGAGGGAAGTAATTTTGGGAAGCAAGTTATATTTATAAGGCTAGGAAATTGTAATTTGAAATGTCCTTGGTGTGATACTGACTGGAATAAATACAAAGAATTAACAATACAAGAGATTATGGAAGAAATATCAAAATATAATTGCAAGAACGTAATTATAACAGGTGGAGAGCCTACAATAAGTGATTTAACACCTTTATTAAAAGAATTAAAAGATAAAGGTTATTGGATAGCAATAGAAACTAACGGAACTAATGATATTGATTATAGATATATAGACTATATTGCTACATCTCCAAAATTTATATATGGCCCTAAAATAGTTAAGTTAAAAAAAGCTAACGAAGTAAGAATAGTTGTAGATACAAGCAACAAAAAAGATTTTATAAATTTTTGTATAGATATCAAAAATAAAATAAAAGCTAATAAAAATTTTTTATCCCCAGTAGAAATAAACGGAGAGTTTAAAAACTTGGCTTTATTAGGAGAGATAAAACAAAAGTTAAAAGAGAGAGGAGCGGGAGAATGGGAAATATCAATACAGTTACACAAATTGATAGGAATACAATAAGAGCCCAAGAAGGAATAAAAGATTTATTAATGGCTTTAGGAGAGGATTATCAAAGAGAAGGATTAATTGATACTCCAAAAAGAGTAGTAAAAGCATTTAAAGAAATGACATCTGGATATAGTGTGGATATAAATGAAATATTATCAAAAACTTTTACAAGTGATAATAATAATGAGGTTGAAATAGATGATATTGAATTTAATTCTTTATGTGAACATCACATGTTGCCATTTATTGGAACTGTAAAAGTTAAATATACTCCAAATAACGGGAAAGTTGTAGGACTATCTAAAATACCAAGAGTAGTTGAAGCATTTGCTAAAAGATTACAAATACAAGAGAAAATGACAAAAGAAATAGCTGAAGCAATACAAAATAATTTAGATTGTGCAGGAGTATATGTAGAAGTAGAAGCTAGACATATGTGTATGGAATTAAGAGGAATAAAAGCCAGAGGAAGTAAAACAAAAACTATTTATAAAACTGGCTGTTATTTAAGAGGTGATAACAATTGCTAAAAATAAATATGAAACAGATGTTAAACCGAGACTTATAGAGATAGAGGCTTGGAAAAGAGATGGATTAACTAATGAACAGATAATGAAAAATTTAGGTATTGGTAGAGACAGTTTTTACAGATATAAAGACAAATATTCGGAGTTTTCGGACGCTTTAAAAAAAGGTAAGGAAGTTGCAGATATAGAAGTAGAAAATGCACTTTTTAAGAGAGCAATAGGATACAAGTATAAAGAAGTTATAAAAGAAGTTAAAGAGATAGATGGAAAGAAAACAACATATGTAAAAGAAGTTATAAAAGAAATGCCAGGAGATGTAGGAGCCCAAATATTTTGGTTAAAGAATAGAAAATCAAGTAAATGGAAAGACAAGCAAGACATAGACATTGAAGACAACAATGTAAATATAGTTATTAATGGAGTTAAAAGAAATGGAAATTAATATACAAGCTAATGAGCATTTTATTGATTACTTAAATAATTGGGATAAGAGATTCTATTATGTTGTTGGAGGATATGGAAGTAGTAAGTCTTATCACACTGCTTTAAAACTAGTATTAAAAGCTATACAAGAAAAAAGAAGGATATTAGTAGTTAGATCCGTTTACAGAACGATAAAAGAAAGCTGTTTTTCTTTATTAAAAGGAATAATTAGCAACTATAACTTAAATGGATTCTTTAGCTATACACTTAACCCTCTACATATAAGATGTAGAAATGGGAGCGAGTTTATTTTTATGGGCTTAGATGATAGTGAAAAATTAAAATCGATTGATAATGTCGATATGATATGGATTGAAGAATGTTCGGAAATATCTTACAACGCATTTAATGAGTTAAATGGACGTTTAAGAGCATTAGGCAAAGACTTACATATATTCTTAACCAATAACCCTGTCAGTGTCAATAATTGGACTTATGAAAGATTTATAAAAAAAGCAAATATAAACGAAAATGATTTATATGATAAAAGAATAATCTTAACTGATGATACTTACTATCATCATTCGATAGTTACAGATAATGCATTCGTTAATGATGAGTACATACAACAGTTAAAGAATTTTGAAACTTATGATATTGAGAGATACAGAATAGCATTTCAAGGGAAGTTTGGAATAGTTGGAGAGAGAGTATTTACAAATGTATTTAAAGCTAGTGATACAGAAGTACAAGCAATAGTTAAAGAATTAAGTAAATACGGATTAGGTAATTTATACGATGGCTTAGATTATGGTTTTAGTATTTCTTATAATGCACTAGTTAGAATGGCTATAGATAGAGAAAATAATATCCTATATGTCTATGATGAATTATATAACAAGAATTTAATTACAAGCGAATTAATAGCTTCTATGAGTTATATTAAGCAAAAACATAGAGAGATTATAGCAGATAGTGCAAGACCTGAAACGACTGAAGAAATTCGGAGAGCAGGGTTCAAAATAATTAATGCTGAAAAAGGACAAGGAAGTGTATTAGACGGATTACAGAAGCTCAAGAGTTTCTATAAAATAATCGTTTCTGATAAGTGTATAAATACATATAGAGAATTAACTGAACTATGTCACGAAAAGGATAAAAACGGAAATTATGTAGAAAATAGATTTACATTAGACCCACACACAGTGGACGCTATGAGATACGGACTAGAAAAATATAAACAAACAACTTTTAAAAATGGTGAAATTAAAAAGCCTATGGGAGTTTAAAATGGAGAAAACAAGGATATTAAAAGCATATAATGATTATCTTTTAACTGATATTTATAAAAATTGTGATAAGTATCGTAAGTTATCAGACGGTAAAAGTGCAGATGTATTTTTTAATGATGTAAAAGCAAGAGTAAATCTCGAATATATGGGAATAGTTAACAAGCAAGGATATATGAGTACTTATTCTATGAGTAATGGAAGCCTTGTAAGTGATAGCAAAGGTTGTAGTCTTAAAGACTTAGTTGCAAGTAATGGACTATTACAAGCAACAACTAGACTTTATGCTGAATTTGCAACAAGTAAGCCTTTAATCACTAATAAGCAAGATTTAGAACTAATAAAAGAGTTTGATTTTGATGATTTATTAGCTAAAGCCATGGTCATTCAGTCTTGGAGTGGAAAAATGCTATTAAAAGGAGTTACACAGCAAGACAAGTTTAGTTTTTATACAGTAACACCAAAGGATTATTTTCCAATAAGAAATGAATATAATCCAAAGTTGATAGATGGATATGTAATATACAATTTATCGAAAGATGATAAGACTAATAAAACTCTAATTTGTGAAATTTATGAGTTAGATAGTATTGAGTATAGAGCATATAAAATAACAGAAAATTCTATAAATGAAGTACCTTATCCTTTCAACTTATCAGAAAATGGAATGATAATAGATGGTTTAGGTTATAGAGATAATCAGGCTCAAGGTTGGGCAGTAGTAGAAATAGAAAACATCTTTGGTAAAAGTGATTATAATGATGATTTATTGGCTAATGTTAGAGAGTTAGTAATTGGAGATACATTAACATCTCAAGCATTTCAAAAAGTTGCTAATCCACTATTACAAGTGCCTGATAGTTTGATAGAAGTTGATACAAACGGGCGTAGCACTGTAAGGCTAGATAATAGAGTAGTTGTGTTATCAAAAGATGATAAGGAAGTTAAACAAGTACAATTAGAAACTAAAACTCAAGAATGGAAAATGCACAAAGAGGATATTAAAAACGATATCTATAAACAATTAGGAGTTAATGACCTAGCTTTTGGAATTGATTTAGGAGGCTCTATAGCAAGCGGAGAAGCTAAAAGAAGAAGTTTAGAGCGTACTATTGCAACAGTAGAAAGTAAAAGGAGTAAATGTATCACTGGAATTAAAAATATTATTCTATGGGGCTATAAGAAGCTTAAAGGACAAGATATAGATTTACAAATAGAAGCACAAGACATTTTGAGTTTGTCATTGACTGAAAAAATGGGGATAGTTGTACAAGGAATTCAAAATAATTTAATGAGTTTAGAAACTGCTATTAAATTTTTAGGAGTATTAGGAAAAGATACAGATGAAGAAATAGCAAAGATTAAAGCTAATGTAATGTATCAAGAAAAGCTAATTAACATAATGAATACATTAGCTAGTATCACTAGAGAAGAAGCATTACAAGTTAAACTTGAAGAACTTTCAAAAGATATTATGAAAGATTTAGGGCTAGAAGTTAAGGAGGAATAATATATGTTCCCAATAGCTCAAGAGAATAAATTAAGATTAATATTTGAATTTTACACAAAAAAGAGAGTAGGTAGAGCAAAAAAAGCTATTAATAATGGTCAACTGCCACTCTTTGAATTAACAGATGATGAAAAAAGAAACATTATAAAAGAATTAACAAAAGTTGCTATTGAGGTTAATTTATCTACTTTTGAAAGTTGGAGAACACTCACAGATGAAGAACTAAAAAGAACTGATTTAGAAGGTGCTAAGTACTGGATAAAAAAGAACTATGATTTATTTAATAATACATCTGTAACATCAGATAAATTAATGGATATAAGACAGCAACGGATAACAGAAACTATTAAAAATTATAATAGAGATTTACAAGTATTTAAAAATGGTGAAATTCCAAAATCTACACTTGAAGCTTTAAAGCAAGACATAGCTAATAATCGAGCAAGTAAAGAGATTAAAGATATTGTTAAAAGCATTGAAAACGGTACCTATTCCAATGCTGATATCAATAAACTCCAAACTTGGCTTAATAACAGAAATGAGAATTTAGCTAGGAATGAAACAGGTAATTTATATGCTCAAGAATGTAAAGACTTAATGATTGAGAACGGTATTGAACATTTTGTTTGGCACACAATGAAAGATGACAGAGTAAGAGAGTCGCACGCTGAACGAGAAGGTTTAGTATTTAGTATCAATGATGAATTACCAGGTGAAGACTTTAATTGTAGATGTTGGGCCGAACCAATTAGATTAAATTAAATTTTGAGTGAGAAATTGCTTGAGAGGAGAAAAAATGGAATTAAAAGATGGGAAAATTATTATAAGTGATGAAGAAAAGAAAATATTAGGAAGTAATGAAGGGAAGCAATGGCTAACTGATAATAAGTTTATGATAGAAACAGTTAAAGAGATAGAAAAGCCTTTGACTGCTGAAACTGTAACTGAGTTTATAAGCAAAAATCAAAGCTTGTCAGATAAATTATATAACGATAATGCAACTAAGTTTTTAAAATCAAAGCTAGGAGATAAGGTAACTTCTGATGACTTAGGAAAAGAAATAGTTTTAAAAAGTGAATTCGATAACTTTAAGAATGAAACTATTAAAACTGCTGTAAACTTTGGACTTAGTGCAATATCGCCAAAGTATAGTTCTATGTTAGTCAATGCTGTTGATTATTCTAAATTAGATATTAAAGATGGAGAAATAGTAGGTTTTAAAGAGCAAATAGAAACTTTTAAAAATGCTTACCCTGATTTATTTAATGATAAAACTGTAACATCTACACCTGCACCATTACCACCAAATAATGGACATTCAAAAGTTACTTATGATGATTTTTTAAAGATGTCAGAAGCAGAAAAGGCAAAATTAACAGATGATGAATTAAAACAAATTTTAAGAGATTAGGAGGCTAGATAATATGTCATATAACAATTTTAAACCAGAAGTTTGGACTGAATTAACAAATAGAAACTTAAATAAAAACTTAGTTTTTGGAGCATTAGCAAATAGAAAATACGAGGGGAAAATTGAGAACTTTGGAAGTTCTATAAGAGTACCAAGCATAGGATCAGTAACTGTTGGAGATTACACAGGGGCAGACATAACATTCCAAGAAGATACTGGAGCATATCAAACAATACAAATAAACAAAGCTAAATACTTTGCTTTAAAGATGGATGATGTAGACAAAGCTCAAGCTATTCCAGGAGTAATGGAAGGATTAACAGAACAAGCAGTTTATGAAATGGCAGATGTCGTAGATACTGAACTTGCTAAATTATACACAAAATGTAAAAGTAAAGTAGCAGGAACAATAGGAACAGACAAGGTAACAAGCTTAATATTAAAATTAGCTGTTCAAATGGACAAGGACAATGTCCCTACTGCTAATAGATGGCTTGTTGTATCACCTGAAATTTACGGAGAAATAATTAAAGAATTACCGACAATTTCAACAGGTGAAAACACACTTGGAATTAACCAAAATTACTATATTGGTACTTATGGAGGTTTCCAAATATTCAAATCTAATAATGTTCAATTAACAGGTAAAAAATATCATTGTATTGGTGGAGTTAGTGCAGGGTTAACTCTTGCTATGCAATTAAACAAAATGGAAGCTGGAAAATTTGAAAAATCATTCGGTGAATACATCAAAGGATTACAATTATTCGGTTGTGATGTTATTGAAACAGAAACAGGTAAAACAAAATTACTATGTGAATTAGAAGTATCGCAAGCATAACGGGAGTTAAAAGCTCCCTTACTGCTTTTAAAAGGAGTTTTTTATGATAGGTTATGTAAGTTTAGATGAAGCTAAAGAATTCTTAAAAAACAGATACGAAGAGGTATCAGAACAAGAATTATCTAAAGGCTTATATAAAGCATTAGATAAAATAGAAAGTTTAATGATTAGAGATAGTGGAAAATCAGATACACAAGAATTAATATTTCCTAGAATTAATGAAAAAGAAGTACCTAGTGAGATTAAAAAAGCTCAAATGTTAGAAGCTTATTCAATAGTTAAAGATGTCGATGATGACAACATTAATGATATTGAAAAAGGCATTGCTAGTAAGTCAATAGGTGATATGTCTATTAGTTATAACTCTAATGCTAGTAATAGTATAGGCTCTATCATATTTGCAAATGCCCAAGCTAAGAATATTCTTTATAAGTATGTAAGGAAAACATATGATTGGAGTTAAGGCAACAGTAACAACTCAAAGTTTGCAGAAATTTGCACAAATAGAAAAGCAATTAAATCTATTGGCAAAATGGAAGCTTGTCGTGCAATTCAATGAGGATAACACGGAAGCTAACGGAGTAAAGGTAGAATTAATAGCAATGTGGCTAGAATATGGAAGCGAGGGCTTTAACGTTCACTATCCTGCTCGTCCATTTTGGAGAAGTGCAATAGACGCAAATATACAAAGAATTATGAACAGATTTATTTTTAATGCTAATCAAGTTGCACAGGGAAAAATGCAAGCTAGACAATGCTTCGAGGATATAGGAAAACAGATAGTTCAATATATCAGAAAAAGTATATTACAAGGGTCATTTGCTCCACTTGCACAAAGCACTTTGAAGGCAAAAGCATTAAAAGGGTCAGGAACAAAGCCTTTAATAGATACTAGGACAATGTTAAATAGCTTAGAATATGTAGTCAAGGAGATTTAAAATGAAATTTAGATTAAAACAATTCGCTAAAAATGAGTTAAGAACATATCAAGTTACACGTAAAGCCGAATATGATATGAAAAATCCTGAGGGAATAGAAAATGTCTATCATTGGGAAATGGTTATATATAAAAAGACTTTAAAAGTAGCAACAGCAGATTCTAATTCAGCTATAAAAGTTTTAAATCAATTGAATGGAAAAATCTTAAAAAGCTATGATTTAAAGCTAGGAGATATGATAACAGTTGAAAGATTAAATTATAGAGTAGTAGAGATACTACCTCGGTTATATGCTGATTTTAATGAGTTTGTTTTGGAGTTGATGAAAGATGAATAATCTAGAATTAGAAATACTACTACTTGAGAAAATAAACCAATTAAATGATAAATTTCAAACAGTGCCTTTTGAACATTTAAGCAAAGTAAATGGGCAACTTAAATTACCTCGTGTTCTTGCAAGAACTATTTCTAATCAGGTTATACATAGATATACAAATGATAGAGAAGACACTGAGAAATACGGAGTTTTTAAGCAAACAAATATAAACAAGCATATAATCAGCTTTTCATTTACTCTAAGCAAAAAAGATAGCTTTATAGATGTAGCAATAATCAGAGATTATTTTACAAATATAGAAGCTATCAATTGGTGGATTAAATTAAATGGATTGAACTTAGTTATTGAGGAAGTTGGAGAAATTAAGGATATTACAGACTATTCAGCAAGTGATTTGCTCGAAAGATATGTTTTTGACTTAACTGTAAGAACTTCTAAAGAACTAAGAACAGAAATAGAAATTATAAAAGATGTTAAATTCAATATTGAAGGAGGTAACTAATGGGAGGAATTATATTAGGTGCAGAAAAGAAAATCGTATTTCTTAACACACACAAGCCAAGCCCAGTTGACCAAGTAACAGTTAACATTATAGGAGTATTTAGTACTAAGAAAGCAATACAAGAGCAATTAATTACAAGTATAAAAGATGTAACAGGAGTTGCAGAAGGTGATGATGTTTATAAGCTATTACAAGCAGCTTTTAACGGTGGAGCAAAACAAGTCTTAGTATTTGGTAAGGTAGTAACTGGAAACAATTACAAAGATTTATTTGATAGTGTTAAAAATGATTGGTTTGGTACTGTAACAGATGAAACTGATTTAGAAAAAATAGCTTTAATTTCAAAAGAAATTGGAGCTAGACAAAAAATGCTATTTGCACAAGTTAAAAAAGATGAAGACATAATGAATTCTGAATCTAAGATAAAAGCAATAGCAGAGGATACAACAGCATTATTTTTCAACAAAAATGAAGAACTTACAGCTGCAGCAGTTGCAGGATATGCAATTTCAAAGTTTGCAGGTTCTGTATTAGTTGCAAATAAATTAATAAATGGAGCAGTTGAAAGTGGACTAATTGGAGCAGAACAAGGAGTTTTAGACAAGAACAAAGCTAACTATGTTGCAAGAATGAAAGGACAATTAGGACTTGCTAACGGAGTAACTGTAACAGGTGACCCGATTGATATGATTCATTGTTTGAAAGCTTTAAAATTTAGACTTGAGGAAGATTTAACATTATATTTGAAAGCGACTCCAAAGCCTACATTTGCCGATTTATCACCAATTAAATCTGTAATTTTAGATAGATGTAATCAATTCGTTAAAATGAAAGCTTTAGTAGCAGATAAAACAGTGGTAGAAATGATACCACTTGAAGAAATTCCAAAAAATGATATTTTAAATGGAATTCTTACAGGAGTAAAAATCACAGTTTACTATGCTTATGGTGCAAAAGAATTAGACTCAGATTTATATTTTTCAGTTTAGGAGGTGCTATAAATGGCTAATATATATAATTACGACAGTAAAAATTATGAATTAGTAATCGGCAAAACAAGAGTTGATGACTATGCTGATGATACTAAAATTACAATAGAGTATGATGGAGATTTTAAAAGCTTAACAAAAGGAGTTGACGGAGCTAGAAGTGTCAATCAACACAATGATTATGACGCAGTTATAAAATTTAAAATACTTCAAAACTCACCTTTAAATCTAGCTTTCAAACAACTAGCATTAACAGAAGGAGAAAAGGGAACTTTCCCGGTAACTTTTGTTAATAAAGGGCTAGATGGAACAATGGGAGCTTTCTCAGCTAAAGGTTTCTTTAAGAAAATACCAACTTTAGAGATTGGAACAGACGCAAAAGGTGTTGAATGGGAAGTACAATGCATAAATTTAAAAATGGCTTAATAGGGTAGTTTTTTAACTACTCTATTTTTGGAGGTATAAATGGAAAAAAAAGTAATTAATGTAAATGGATATGATGTAACAGTGATGGAACAACCATCAAGCTATGTATTGAAGCTTGAAAAAGAAATTGGAAGAACTAGAATAGTTGATTATACAAAAGAAATTTTGAAATATCCTAGTGGAGTAAATGAAAGCTTAGAAAATATAATTGGAGTGCCTGAAAGCATAAAATACCAAGACTTAGAATTAAAGCTAGATGATAGAGGGCTTTATACAATGGAGAAACTATTTATAGCAGGACTTGAAAACATTGTTTTTACTGGTGAAACATTTCTAAAACTTTTAAATAAAAATATTGATGATTATAAATACCAAGAAATAGAGAAAATAGGCTTAGAAGTATGGGAGCAAGTTAAAAATATTGCCTTTTGTGGCTTTGTAGTAGATACCTTTCGTAAAATGTAATTTAAACTATAATCACGAAAGTATTGAAAATATGATTAGTATATATGGTTATTTTATTAAAGATTTTGAAAGAGCTGAGAATTACAGTATAAAACAACTAGAAACATATATAAATAGAATTCTAAAAATGAGGGAGGTGGAATAAATGAGCGTTGCAAGTGTATTAAAATTTAATATAAATACTTTTTTGAATTCTCAAGGGTTTCAACAATTCAAGAGCAATTTAAAGCAGTCTATGAGTTTATCTCAAAAATTTAATTCTGTAACAAGTAGCACACTAGGACAGTTAGCTATTGGATACTTTACTATATCTGGGCTAGTTGGACAGTATAATAAAGCTGTTGAAGCTAGTAATTACCAAATAGAGCAAGAAGCTAAATTATATAACACTTTGAGAGCTCAAAACTTTAGAGATGAACAAATAAAATCAATTATAGATTTAACTGGAAGTTTACAAAGTTTGGGAGTTGTAGGAGATGAGGTAACTATTGCAGGGGCTCAGCAACTAGCAACTTATAGATTACAAGAGGATAGCATTAAAAAGTTATTACCAACTATGCAAGACTTACTTGTTAAACAAAAGGGACTAAACGGAACAGGACAAGACATGGAAGGAATAGCTAATTTATTTGCTAAGTCTATGAATGGTCAAACAATGGCTCTTAAAAGAAGTGGGATCATACTAAGTGAAAGAGAAGAACAGTTACTAAAAGTAGGAACAGAAGAAGAAAAAGTCGCTTTACTTACTGAAGCAGTTAGAAGAAGTATTGGAGAACAAAACAAAGAAATGTTAAAAACTCCCGAAGGTAAGATTACATCAGCAAAGAATAGAATTGGTGATTTATATGAAGTATGGGGAATGTCAGTAAGAGAAACAAGAGCGAAGTTTTGGGAGTTTGTAGCAGATAATGCAGAAGGATTAAAAGATGTAGTTAATAGAGTATTTAAGGCAGGAGCAAGTTTCGTTGATACATTCTTAGGAGTATTTAGAGATATTAAAAAAGGCTTTAATGCTTTGCCTGATAGTGCAAAGAATGCTTTTAAAATTATAGGTGGTATAGCTTTAGCCACTCAATTTCCACTTATTGCATTAGTATTTGCGATTGAAGATGTATTTGCCGCTTTTCAAGGTAAGGAAAGTTTTACAGAGGACGCAATAAATGCACTCTTAAAATTCACAGGGACAGATTATCGTTTTGCAGATTTAAGAAAAGGAGTATCTGACTTTTGGGATTTATGGACTAAAGGAGCAGATAGCGGAATCGAAAAGATTAACTTAACTACTAAAATTTTAAGTGATTTAATAGATATTCTTAAGTCAGGTGCTGGAGTATTACAAATGATATGGGGAGCAACTGGAGGACTAGCTATAGACTTTGGTAAAAACACCTATAAGGCTATAACTGGAGATTTTGAAGGAATAAATTGGGATAACTCTGTTGGAAATGTAAAATCTGGGTTTAATAGAGTTCATAATTCAGCACAAAATATGAGTAAAACTGATGATATGCACAGTGCTTTTTTAGTTGATGAAGCTAACAAAAAGATACAAGAGCAAGTTAAACTTGAAAATTATATAAATGTAAATCGTGGAGTTAAAGGAGTTCCTTTAAATGATGATTATGCTATTGATTTAAGAAACTTAAATAAAACAATATCAAGTTTTAAAGAGCCAAAAACTCTAAATAATAAGACAGTTCAAGAAACTAAAAAAATGATAAAGCCTGAGGTAACATTGACTAATACTCCAACTTATAATACAAATGTTACTATCAATGAAGCAACTGATGGAGCAAAGGTAGAAAAGATGATAGAAACTGGCTTTAGAAATTATGACACACAAAGAATAAAAGAGTTAAAGACACAATTAGGAGTTATAAACTATGGTTTTGGATATTAGGAGGTTTGAATGAGTTTTTTTAAACAAGCTATAAGTATGGCACTTAGTTTGCTAGGTGGGACATATAGCCAAAGTTATATACAAGACATACCATTAGAAGTAATATCAGAAAAATCGAGAAGCTTGCCTATGTCCTTACCTTCAAAAAGAGTTGAAAATGGCTTTAATATAAGTGATTCAGTAAGAAAAGAGCCAATGATTATAAATATAACTGTTGTGGATAATAGCAGTGACTATATATTAAATAGGGATAAATTAATGAAGCTGCAGGAGTTAGGCGAAGAGATTCAGTTTGTTTTTTCTAATCGTGATACATATGAACATATGATAATAGAGAATATAGAAGAAGTTGAAACTGATAAACAAAAATATGGTTTTACTTACTTTATCACTCTAAGACAGATACAAGTTGGAGAGATTAAAGAAAGTGATGTAAAAACAGATAATAAAAAGGCTCAAACATCAGGAGGAAAAAAGAAGCGTACAACTGCTAAAGTTAGTAAACCAACAAGTGCAGAAAAAAGCAAAGTTACAAAGGTAACAAGTGGAAGTAATGCAAGTAGTAGTACAGCAAAGCCAAGAGAAAAATCAAGTGCAAAGATAGTATTTGGAGGATAATATGAAAGCTTTAGAAATAGATGTAACTGATATTCAAGAAAGAGGAATAATAGCTGAATTACCTAATAATTTAGCTTTAGAGTTAATTTATAATACTTATGATAGTTTTATATACCTATCTATTTTAAACGCTTTAAATGAGCGTATAACAGGTTATAACAAGCTAGTACCTAACATAGATTATCTTAGTTTAGTAAGAAATGATGAAAACTTACAATTAAGATGTATTAAAATTAATGAATTTGCTGAGGAAAAAGATAAAATTACTCCTGAAAATCTAAACAAAGATTACAAATTCTTTTTAATAGGTGATGATGATGAAACTGTGGAAACAAGTTAGATTGATAACTATTGGAGAGATAGTATTTGATTATGATGAGCTAGATGTTGAATTTGAAGTTAAATGTACTGATGATAATAAGAGTGATTTAGCAACTATAAAACTATATAACTTATCTGATACAACATTACAAAAGCTAAAACTAAATCAAGATGTATCTATAGACGCAGGATATAGAGATATACACGGAGTTATATTTAATGGAATAGTTGAAAGCATTAGCACAAGTAGAGATGAAAATGATTTTATAACTACTATTGAGGCAACTCCAAATAATAGAGCCTATGCTAATACCATTATAAATAGGCAATTTAAAGCTGGAATTAAAGCAAGTGAAGTAATAAATCAAATAGGGACAATGTGTAATTTTACAATGGATATAAAAGAACTAGCTAAAGATACAGTATATCCAAATGGGAAAGTCTTTAGTGGTAGATTATCTAATGTTATCCCAATTCTTGCAAGAGATACAGGGACTATATGCAGATTTACAAATACAACTATTGAATTTAAGTTGCCAAATAAAGCATATTCTAGTGTACTGCACTTAGGTGGAGAACAAGGGCTTATTAGGATAGATAAAAAAATGGATAAGGCAGATATTAAAGAAAAAGATAACAAAAAGGCTAAAAAAGATAATTCTAAAGCAACATCTAACAAGGCTAAATTTGATATCGAATGTCTGTTAATTCCATTGATTAAAATTGGACAGTTGCTAGAAATAGAAAGTACTTTGTTTAAAGGACAAGTCGTAGTTAAAGAATGTAGTTTTGTAGCTAGTGGGCTTGAAAGCTTTACAGTATCGGCAAGTGTGGAGGTTGTGTAGATGATAGGAGTTATAAAAAATATGATAGATGATAGCTTAAATGAATTACATACAAGTCTAGCTTGTAAAATTACATCTATTAATCATAGTGCTGGAACTTGTACAGTACAACCTCTTGCTAAAAGAGAATTGTGCCAACAAAAAATTGATTATCCTCCACTTATAGATGTTAGATTAGATTTTCTTAAATTCGGCGGTTGGAGTTTTCAAATACCTAGACAAGTTGGAGATATAGTATGGGTTGGCTTTAGTGAAACTGCTTTATCTGATGAAACAAGCCTTGAAAGATTTAGTTTAAATGAGCCTTATATCATAGGAAGTTGTGAGAGTGGATTTGAAGCTAATTCAGATGACATAATTCTCCAAGGTGCAGGAACTAGAATAGAAATAAAAGGCAACGGAGATATAACTATACTTTCAGGAAGTAATGAAACTACAATTACAAGCAATGTTACATTAAATGGTAATTTAACTATAAATGGCGATACTACACAAGTTGGAAGTACCACACAAACAGGGACAGTAACAGTAAATGGAAGTATTGGAGCAAGCGGAGACGTTACAGGGAAAGGAATTAGTCTAAATGAACATACACATAACTATAAACCTGGGGATTATTCACCTATTCCAACAAGTAAAGCCAATTAGGAGGTGTAAATGACAAGTCCAAAATTAGATCGTGATTGTGAGTTAGTTTTTAATGATAATGGAGTTTGTGAGTTAGTGAGTAATGCAGATGACTTAGTACAAGCAATTAGAGTTGAGTTAGAGCAGAACAAAGGACAATTTGCATTAAATACTGCTTGGGGAACTCCTTATCTAAATGAAGCTAACACAGGCATTTTACAACTTAAAGATAATAAAAATAGGATAATTCAAGAAGTCAGCAAAGTTATTAATAAATATGATGGAGTACAAAAAATAGAAAGTATTGAATTTATCGATAAAGAATTAGTTATAAACATCAAAATAAACGGGGAGGTGTACACAATATGATAACAGATAAGGGCTTTATAGTGCCAACTATAGATGAAATATACACTAGAAAGCTAAATGACTTTAAAAGTGTAAAGCCTGACCTAAGGGAAACAGATAGTAACATTATAATTGCTTGGTTAAGGTTTGATAGTGCTGAAGAGTACGATAGTTATTTGCAAGCTTTAACAGCATTCAATGAATTGTCAGTCTATACTGCAACAGGGTCTAACTTAAATGCTATAACTAGTCATTTAGGTATGACTTGGGAAAAAGGAAAAAAAGCAGTTGGTAAAATTACAGTTACTGCTGAAATAGGAACACAGATACCTCAAGCTTGGGGAGTTGAAACTAAATCAGGAGTTCAATTTGTAACTCTAAATACATCTACAATTACAACTACAGCAAGAGAGACAGAAATTGAAGTAATAGCTTTAGAAGGTGGAACAGATGGAAATGTAAGTTCAGGAGCAATAACAGAACAAACAGAAATTTTAAATGGAGTTATATCTATTAACAATAAGTTAAATACTCTAGGTGGAAAAGATTTAGAAACAGACACAGAACTAAGAGAAAGATATCTAAAAAGACTGGATAGAAAAAGTTCATTTACAACTGAGGGTATTAAAAATTATATCTTACATAATACAAATGTTAAGAAGTGTCAAGTTATAGAGAATGACACTGATACATTTGACAGTGACGGTAGATTAGCACATAGTTATGAATGCATTTGCTACGGAGATACTAACGATAATATCTTAAAGGCTTTATACGAGTATAAAATTGCAGGGATTAGAACGGTTGGAGCAATTACAAAGAATTTTGATGAAATATCTGTTGGCTTCACTAGACCCACAGAAAAAACTGTATTCTTGAAAGTTGAAATTCAAGGTATTAAGGAAGTTTGGAAAGATGAATTCAAAAAAACTATAAAAGATATCTACTTAAAATATATAGATGAAGTTGAGCCAAATAGCACAATTTATTTATATAAAATCATTGGTGAAATATATAAAAATGTAAGTGGAATAAAAACTTTAAGAATAAAGCTAGGAGATGTTAAGTACAACGAAAGAGAGCAAGATTATAAGCTATCTAATAAAGAGGTTGCAGTTGCTAATGCTGATGATATAACTATCGAGGTGAATCTATGATACTAAGCAGAGTACCTCATATTTATCATTATACAGTGTATTCAAAAAAAATGTTTGAAATAGCAGAAAGTAAGCATTTAAGAATAAGAAATATTTATAATTTGTTTTCTAATTTCAATGATATTGATAAATCAGAAGGCTATTTATTAGATATTTTAGGTGGAAATTTTAAAATTCTAAGAAATGGACTTAATGATATAGAGTACAGAAAACTATTGAAGTTTGAAATAGCATTATTACAATTTTTAGGAAGCCCTAAAGAAATAATTAGAATACTATCAGAATATTTTAAACTAAATCAAACAGAGTTTAGAATTATAGAATTATCAGGGAAAATACTTATTTCTATTCCTGAAAAATTAGATAAAAAAGAAGTCTTTAGCTTAGTAAAAAAAATAAAAGGTGCAGGTGTAGGGCTAGAAGTTATTAATGGAATCTATGTAGAGGATTATCTAATATCTGAATTACATGAAATGACACTTGAAGAAATAGAAAAGATTACTCTAGCTAGAGATGAGTATTATATTGAAATGTACAGTTTATCAGAACTAGAAGCAATGACATTAGAAGAAATAAAAAAAATCAAAATTTCGAGGAGGTAAAAAATGGCTGAATGGATAAACGACCCACAAGGTAGAGAAGAAATAGAAAAGGTTACAAAAGAATTAAAATTACCTGTATGGAAAGCTAATCACAAGGGGAAATTTAGAGATTTTTGGAATGAGTTATGGGATAAAATAGAGGATTACATTCTAAAATTAAAAAGAGATATAGAAAAGAATTCAAAAAGCTTGAATGATAGGCTCGTATCAGCAGTTGGAAAACATGATGGAGATTTTCCTATTGCAAATGCAGTAGTTGGAAATGTCTATTATTCTGAACTAACAAAAAAATATTATAAATGTAAAGTTGGAGGCCCTGCTCCAATGCCAAACGGAAATTTTATAGATATGTCTATATTAGAAAATCTTAATAGATTGGAAAATCTA